CGCGGGCTCAGCGCCGGTCAGTTGCCGCTTCAGAATCACCAGCCCGCGCTCAAGGCTCAGACGCATCGCGTCTTGCTTGCTCAGCTTCACCTCAGCGGCCGTGCTGGTAATCAGCTCATCCAGCTCGGCAGGCATGCACAGCGGCACGCGCACAGTTTTTATCGACGGTTCTTGGGGGGTCTTTTTCTTTGCCATGCCGCGAAATATACGAAACGTATATGACGTGCAACAAAAATATACGTTTCTTATTTCTTTTTTCTTTTTGTGCCCGTAACTTGGGTTTCATGCAAACCAAACCCATCCCCATTGCCTTACCCACCGATCTCCTCGCCCAAATTGACCAGGCGCAGCAGCTCACCGGTTTGAGTAAGGCGGACGTCATGCGGCTTTGCATGCGAATCGGTCTTGTGGATCTGCGCGCCGCAGAACACGATTTCCCCGGCATCGTCAAACGCATTGCTGATGATAAAGGAATCAGCTTCCAATCCTTTGCCCATCAGCAATCCGAGCCATTTTTGCATGGACAAACCCGCCAAAATCCGCTGGAATTCCCCGCATGCACGCCTCCGACATTTGCGACGCCTGCCCCTTCCACCGGCATTTCCCCGACCAAGAAACCGCCGCTGGAGACTGCCAACATTGTGACGCTGCCGCCTCCGCACGTTCTGTCATCGTTGAACGACAGCCAGACTGCCGAACCTGCCCCCACCGATCAGCGCAGCGAAGCCAGTTTCAGCAAGCCCAAGCCGAAGCGCAAAGCCCGCTAAACACCTGTCAACAACGTCAACCCGGTCAATCCAGGCACCCCTCATGAACGCTTCCACCACCGAACCCATTTACACCTATCGGCGCGCCCGCAAAGTGCATGTCAGCGGCAGCGGCTTTGTCGCGCTGCTTTTCCTCATCGCCGCGGCCTTGTGCTTCATTCCTTTCTGGCCCCTCAGCCTCATCTTCCTCGCCCTCACCATCGCGTGCGACGCCAAAACGAAAACCATTCACCACTGCGATCACTGCGGAAACGAAGTCGCCGCCACCTGCCGCCTGTGTCCCACCTGCCGCGCCGATCTCGCCCCCGCGCCCCGCACACCGCTATGGAAAAGTCTCCTCATCACCACCGGGCAGCTCATCCTTACGCTCACCCTCATCGTCCTCGTCCTTTACGCCTTTCACATCTATAATCGCGCCGCTTGATTGCACGCTTCACAGATCTCATTCCCTATCAGCCCGCTCCAAGAGCGGGCTTTTTTACGCCCACAGCGCACCGTTTAGCACACCCCGATTAGCACACCCGATCCAGATCCTCGCAAAATCAAGCCCTCCAGCCTCACGGCGCATTTCATGGGGTGCAAGAGGTCGTGAGTTCGAATCTCGCCGGCCCGACCACTGTTGTTGACGGGAGAGGTTGCTTTGAGGGTGCTATTCGTGCTATTTGTGCGGCGATTAGCACACTTCGATTAGCACATGAAAACCAAACGCACGGACGCCAAGGCGCGACTTCCAAAGGGGCTTTATCTTCGAGGGCGGTGCTATTGGTTGCGGTGGACGCCGGTGGAGGGTGGGGAGCAGGTGCGGCAATCACTCGGGACGGAAGATCTGGCGGAGGCGATCGCGGAGGCGAATCGGGTGCGGCGGGAAACGGGGGCGCAGTTGCGGGAGGTGGCGGGATCTTGTGAGGCGGAGATTGAGCGATACCTGGCGGCAAAGGCTCGCGAGGGACTGAGCACGAGCACGCTGTCATCCAGGCGGTATGTGCTGGCGGGGTTTGCGAGCTGGTGCGGGGCGGAGTCGCCGCGCGGGATTACGCCGGGGATGTGTGCGCGGTGGTTTGAGGAGCGACTGGAACGGCATGAGCACACGGCGGTGGCGTATCTGCACCAGGTGCGCTGGTGGTTTGCGTGGCTCATGGAAAGCGGGCGGATCGGGCGTGATCCTTCGGCAGGGATCAAAATGCCGAAGCTGAAAATGCGGGCGCGGAAGCGGTTCATCACGGCAGCGGAGGCTCGGGCGGTGGTGGAGGCGTGCGAGGATGTGGAGCTGCGCTTTGCGGTGATGTGCGGGCTGCATGCGGGGATGCGAAAGCTGGAGGTGATCGAGGCGCGGCCGGAGTGGTTTGATCTGGAGGCGGGGTTGATCCACATTCAGAAAACGGCGACGTTTGAGCCGAAAGACAGGGACAATCGCACCGTGCCGATGAGTGACGATTTGCGGGTGTTTTTACAGGGGTATGGGCTGCGCGGGCCGTTTATGCTGGCGAGCGCGGTGAAGCACGGGAAAGCGCGGTATCGGTTCGATTTCCGCAAGGCGTATGATTCGCTCATGCGGCGGTGCGGGCTGGATGATGTGACGTTCCACGATCTGCGGCGGACGTTTGCGTCGCTGCTGGTGTCGCGTGGGGTGTCGCTCTACAAGGTGGCGAAATGGCTGGGCGATGAGCTGGAGACGGTGCAGCTGCATTACGGGCATCTGATCCCGCAGGATGCGGAGATTAATGCGGCGTGGAGTTAGCACAACCGGAGTTGGTTTAATTAGCTGTTCTCCTCAAGAGCGCAGCTTCCATTCTCGGCAGCGTGGTCGCACATCTCATCGAGCCAATTGCCGATGCGGGATTGGGCCTCAAAATCGCCTTCTTCGTGCTCCATTTCGTGAGCCACATCTTTTGCCCACTCAAGCTCACTGCCGTCTTTGACTTTCCAGTTGCCAAGTTTCCCTCCATTGGCGGGATCGCAGGCAAACGCGAGAGTGTTGATGCCGATTTCGATGATGAGCTTTCCGCCAGTTACCTTGACGGCAAGCGGTGCGTCTTTGGGTGATTTCTTAGCCATAACGAGGAGAACTATTCGCTGGTGCCAAGCGGCGGGCATGGCGTTGGGGTTGATTCGCTGCCACCAGCCGCCGCTGGCACAGCTTGGACGTTCTGCTCACAATGGCGGGTTGTCGATGAATCCGAGTTCGATGAGCCAGCATTTGTCGAACTCCATGACAGCGAGGGATTTGTGCTGACTTTGTAGTCCTGCTGGAAGTCCACGTGGATCATGCGAGGCTGAGGGCGAATTTGTAGGCGGCGTCCCAGCGGTTTACGAGGCCGCGCCAAAACTTCGCGCGAGATCCGACGGGTGGGGCGATGCGGCGCTCGTAGGTTTCGCGGGCGGCGCGGAGCTTGGTGAGAAAGGCGCGGCGGTCATCGAGTGCGTTGGAGGCGGCGAGGGTGAGCCGGCCGACGTGTCCATCGGAGGCGACGCCGAGGGCGATTTGGAAAATCTTGGCGGCTCCGCCGGGGCCTCGGTTGAAGGCGCAGTCGCGCAGGAAAGCCTCGACGCAGCTCCAGCGGCACCAGGCGGCGACGAGGTCGGTGTAGCTACAGATGTATTCCACGGCGAGGTTTTCGGCGATGTCGTGTTTGCCGAGCTGGATGAGTTCGCGGAGGTGTTCGGCCGTGCGTGGGTGGTAGCAATCGTTGATGCCAGCGACTTCGAATTTGCCGCCGCCGTCGCCGCGCGGGAGTTTGTAAATGGCAATGCGGCCGCGGGCGTCGCGGCGGGCTTCACTGTTGACGATGAATTGGCCGATTTTGAGCTGGTAGGAGGGGCGAGGTGTTGGCGCGGGCATGCCGCGGCGGGATTGTCAAAAAGGCCAGACACGCTGAAATGACGAAACCAAAATGAGGAAGGACTAATGCGGGGAAACAAAAACGCCCCGCGCTCTTGCGAACGCGGGGCGCTGTGACTGGATTGACCGGATTGACCGGATTGACGGGGTGATTACGGCTGAACGTCCAGGGGCTGCTTGGCGGGGAGGGCTTTGGGGGCGGGGAGGATGATGGTTTCGGCTTGGCGGATGGCGGCGGCGTCGTCGGGGGTCAAAGCGCCGCGTTTAACGGCGACATCGACGGCGAGGTTGACGAGCTGCCCGAGGCGGGCGTTTTGCTCGGGCGTGGAGCAGGCGGGGAGGATGAGGAGGCAGAGAGTGGCAATGAGCACTTTGGGGCCGTTGGTGCCGTTGATGATGGCGCTGAGCCAGCCTTTGATGCCACGGCCGTTGGCGAGGGCGGTCAGGAATCGCCCAAAGATCATGATGCCGAGAATGAAAGCGCTGCCGTAGCTGGCGTATTTGGCGGGGAGGGCCTCGGTGACGACTTGCTGGATGGCGGGATCGACGCCGGGGATGGGCGCGGCGGTTTGGGCGGAGGCGGTGGCGAGGGCGAGGAGGCCGAATGTGAAGAGGCAGAGAAGGAAGGTTTTCATGACGTGGGAGGGCGCTTGTCAAAAAACAAACCTGCGGGCAGGAGTGCCCGCATCACGGGATCACTGCGGCTGAGTGCCGCAGTCTGCGGCAGGATGCGGCTGGATGCGGTAGTCTGCGGTGATGCGGTATTCGCGGCCTTGCTTTTGTGGGGGCGGGGTGATTTCGCCCTGGGCGATCATGTCCACGACTTCGCGCACGCTGACGTTTTCTTTGGCGGCGACGTCGGCGGTGGTGAGGTAGTCGCGGTGACTTTGTGCGGTGCCGGTGGCGGTGGCGGCATCGAGCAGACCGGGGCCGGATTGAGCATCGCCGGTGATGACGCTGGTGCTTTGATGGGGCGCGGTGGTTCCGGGTTTGCCGATGACGAGATTGAGGATGCCGACGAGGACGGCGGCGATGACGAGCCAGGCGAGTTTGGAGAGCGTGGCGTCGATTTTGGCGAGCATGGTTTCCGTCATGTGCATGCGGGCAGAGAGTCCTTGGCTGCTGTCGTCGTCGCCAAAAAGGGCGCGTTCACAGCGGCTGAGGCGGGTTTCGAATTCATCGGCGTCATGGCCCATGGATAGCGGGTTAAGTCAAAGGATTAACGGGGCCACGTGGGAAGGATTGGAATGGAGAGGGGTGGTTATTTGGCAATCCAGCCGGTGTTGCCGGTGCCGCTTTCCTTGACATAGAGAGTCGTGGACGCACCGCCATCGGTGCGGGTATAGAGACTGCCTATGGGAGCGGTGAGCACGCCTTCAGGGCTGCCGCTGCCGCTGCTCCAGTTCACTCCGGTTTCGGTGGTGTGGTAGCTGGCGTTGCGACTGCTGCCGCCGCCGCTGCCTTTAACCGGGCCAAAGATGGCCGCGTTGCTGCTCCAGCGGATGCCAGCTGCCTCATAGCTCGTCGTGCTGGTGTATGTGTTCGCGACGTAGAAAGCCTGCGCGTTGGTGGAATCCCGTTGGATGGCGGTGTGCGCGGCAAGGGCGGACCATTGCGCATAGTTTCCGCCGGCATTGCCTGACGTTGAAACGCGGAGAAGGCCGGTAGCGCTGAACCCGCTGGAGAAGGCGTAGTGGCCTGCGCTGGTGATGCTGAGCTGTCCGCCTCCGAGATCGGTGATGGCCCCGGACCCAATGGTGAAAGTGCCGGTGACGACGGCTCCGCTCGTCGTCGTTCGGAATCGCTGGGTGCCGCTATTCGTGATGGCGATTTCATTGCTGGCGCTGCGGTAGATGCCGGTGGTTGAATCGCCAAACGTGAGAGCGGGCGCGGAAACGGTGCCTGCGGGCAACGTGAGCACACCGGTCATCGTGTCGCCATCCAGGCGGACCATGCCGGCAGACCATGAGGTGCCGTTGTGGAGCTGCATGCGGCCTGCGGTGGTGTTCCAGATGACCATGCCAGCGGAGCCGGTGAGGGCGTCGCGCTGGGTGGTGGTGAGGTTGTTGAGCTGGAGGCCGGCGTGATCGGTGCCGGTGAATTGTTGGAGGGCGGTGAAAGTGTTGGCTCCCAACGTCGCGGTGGTGACGCTGCCGCCGAGGGAGATGGCGGAGCCGTTGAGGGTGATGCTGCTGTTCGCGAGCTTGGCATTGGTGATGGAGGCATCGGCGAGGCGGGCGATGTTGAGCGTGCCGCTGGAGATGTTGCTGGCGTTGAGTCCGATGATTTCCGCGCCAAATCCGACGAAGCCGGCCGCGCTGACGCTGACGTCACCTTGGCCAAACATGACCTCCTCATCGAGCAGGTAAGGAGCTACCAAAGCGCGGAGATTGGTCTGGCCGGCGAGGGTGAGCAGGTTGCAACCAAAAGTGGTGGTGGTGACTGCGGCGATGGCGGTGAGATCGCTGTCCAGGGGCTGATACGTGCTCGCGGCGGTGGCGGTGGTGAGGTAGCCGCTGATGCTGGCCCCGCTGGGGATGGTGACGGTGCCGGTGAAGGTAGGGCTGGCGAGCGGGGCTTTGAGATCGAGGGCGGATTGCAGATCGGTCTGCGCGCTGAGGGTGCCGGTGATGCCGCCCCAAACGGCGTTGGCGGTGAAGCCAGTGATGGTGCTGCCTTCGGCGGCGGCGATGGTGGCACCGCTGGCGATGGTGAGGGTTTTGCCGCTGGGGACGACAAGGTTTTCCGTCAGGCCGTTGTTGCTGATGGTTTTGTTGACGGTTTTGGTCTGCGCGGAGGCGGCTGCGGTCAACAAGGCGAGTGCGGCGAGGAGTCGGAGGATCATGACGGGCAGAGATGGTGGAACTGAGAAGGGAGGAATGGAGGAACTGAAAAGGGAGTTAGCGCAGACGCTTCCAGATTTGGGCGTTGGTGGAGGCGTTGTAGTCGTCGGGGCGCACGATGCCGTTGGCGGCGTCTTCGGCGGTGGTGCCTTCGAATAAGCGCCAGGTCTGCAGCTCGTCGGCGACGTAGAGTTCCACGAGCAGTTTGGTTTTGCCGACGGTGGAGATGCCATCGAGCGCGGTGGTGCCGCCGCCGGTGAGGGCGGTGATGGCTTTGTAATACAGCGGCGCGGAGGGCGTGGGCTGGGTGCTGCTGATGACGGCTCCGTCCGTGCTGCGGGCGACATCGGAGAGCACCATGAAGGGCACCCATTGGCTGCTGCGGACATCGCCGGAGATGTCCAGCTCGATTTGCAGGTGGCCGTAGGCTTGGGCGATGCCGGCGGTGAGCAGGGCAGCGAGGTCGTTGCCGCTCAGATCCAAAGTGCCGAGGTAGAAGCCCGCAGGATCGTCGGTGAGATCGGTGGCGGCGTTGTCGTCGAGATCGGCGGGCTTGTCCCACGCGTCGTCCTCGATGGCGGCGAGGGGATCGGCGAGGTGATCGTTCCACGGCTTCAGCACGGCGCGGAGCGTGGTGCCTGCGGGGAGGAGGATGGCTTCGTTGTCCTGGTAGGGATCAAAGACGCGCAGGCGGAGCTGCGGGGTGTCGTTTTGATTGGCGGTGAGGACGGCGGCCGGGGGGATGCCGTAGGCGGCCTCGGTGCCGCCAAAAGGGGTGTGCCCGCCCATGCTGGTGACGAGGCGGCCGGTGCGAAAGTTCAGATACGCGGTGAAGGTCACGCGGGCGCGTGGGTGTCAAAAAGCCAGACGGGGAGACTGTGAGACGGGAGACGGGCAGATTGACCGGAGTGACCTTAATGACCTGAGTAACGGTCAAGCGGCCGCTTTGGCCTCCAACGCTTTCACGCGGGCTTCCAGCGCGGTTAGATCGGGGGCGGGGAAGCGCGCGGCAGGGCTTTTCACGGCGTCGGTGAAGCGGGTGAAGAGGGCGGCCAGCGCGGCATGTCCGGCGCGGTAGGCAGCGGCGTCGATGGCGGTGTCGATGTCGCGGAGGAGGTCTTCGACGTTGCCGGTGCGCTCCACGGTGATATGGAGGTGCGGGAGGATGCCTTGACGGAGAAAGCCCATGGTGAGCGCCGTGGCGTCGCCAGATCGGAGATCGTTGGCGCTGGGCTTCACGGGGCGGAAGCCGCGGGCGCGGAGGCTGTTCACGACTTCGACGGGCCAGCCGGAGGTGATGAGTTCGGCGTGTTCTTCGGGGGGCATGGGAAATTCGTTGTTCACGCTTGAGCGTGGGTTTGGACCGGATTGACCGGAGTGACCCGAGTGACGAGTCAAACCACCTGCGCGAGGCGGAAGTTGTTGAAATAGGTGTATGAGGTCAGGGGCGTGGGACGCGGGGTCTTGGACTGGCTGTAGCTGTTCCTGGCTTCCAGCTCGGTGCTCGTCGTGACCCCGGTGCTGTGATTGTAGGCGCGCCTCGTGTATTTGATGCGCAAAGGCTCCGCTTTGGTGGTGCTGATGGTGATGTCGGCGGATTCGGAGCTGAAATCGCTGCCGAAAAGCGTGCTGATGAGCGTGTCGGTTCCGAGCGGATGGCGGGCCATCTGAAACCATGAGATGGTGCCGGGCGTGACGGGCGCGAATTGGATCTTCACGCGCGCGGGCGCAGGCACCGGGGAGACGGCGCGCCAGTCGTTCGGATTGGTGGCAGGGGGGCGCATGAAAAGGAAATGACGAAGGACGAAGGACGAATGACGAATGAGGAATGAGGAATGAGGAATGAACGGGATGGTGCTACCAGGTGACCCAGTTGGCGGTGCCGGTGGCGGTGCCGTTGTCTTCGGCGCGGGCGCTGATGTTGTTGTAGCGCGTGCGGTTGACGAGGGCACCGGCCTGCCAGCGGAACAACTCAATGAAACGCTTCGTGTTCGTGCTGGTCTGCGCGGAGCTGTGGGCCTCGATGGTGAGGTTGCTGCTGGTGGGTGACTTGATGGTGAAGCCGGTGACGAAATTGTCTGCGTTGGTGCTCAGCGTGGTATCGACGACGAGATAAACGATCTGCAGGCTGGTGGCATGAACGGTGAGCTGCGGCGGGGTGCTGGCATTGATGGCGGTGCCACCGATGAAGGGCGTGGTGGCGTTGAAGCTGCCGTTGCTGACGGTGATTGCGGTGGAGCTGACGAAGGTGGGCTGCCAGTTGCTCCAGATCTCACTCGCTCCGGCGGCGGTGCTGGCGGGCAGTTGGAGTTTCAGCCCGCCACCGCTGAGGGTTTGAGCGCGCTGGAGGCCGTCGATGTGCAGCTCCACGCCGAGCAGCGGCTCCAACTGCTCCAGGATGCGGAGGAGCTGCTTGGAAGTCACCAGCGGCCCCATGCGGGCAATGCGGATTTTTTCGCGGCCTTCTTTGTTGCTGGCTTTCATGCTAGTTGTTCGCCGTTAGCCCGGTGTGGTCGGGCGTTGGTTGCGGAAGCTGAAGGTGCAGAGCCAGAGTTGCTGGCCGGGGATTTGTTCGGTTTGCAGATTGGCGAGGTTCCAGCCTTTCGGGAAATGCACGGTGTCATTGGTGCCGTAGAGCCCGACGTAGCTGACGGTGGGGGCATCTTCCGGCGTCCAGCTATCACCACTGCCGAGCATCCACATGGGCGGCGTCTCGGTGAGGATCATGGTGTATTGCACCCCGACCTGCGGGATGTCGAACTCCACGTTGCCTTCGATGGCGGTGAACTTTGTGGACGCATCAAGCGTCATGGCGTCGTTGGAATACACGTAGCTCTCCCATAACGTCGATTCGAAGTTTTCCACGCGCACCGCTTGAGCCGCGCCCTGCTGGCGGCGTGTGGTGAGTTTGATTTCGCCGTCCACCTGGTTGAGGCCTGCGAGCGTGAGATCCAGCTCATAGTAGCCGGTGAGGTTGAGGGCTTCCGCCTCGATGCAGCCGCGCGCCTGGCGCTTTTGGCGGGCGATGATCCACATGCGGTCATAACCCGCTTTGATCGGCGTGATCGTCGCGCCGGTGCCGTCGCTGCTCACATTGAGCACGGGCACGATTTTCGTGAGCGAGCCCAGCAAGCCGCTGGTGATGTTCGTGGTGAAATCAATGGCGGCACCTCCAGCGGTGGCGGCGAGCTTGAAGGTGTTCGTGCTGGCATCGCGCACGTAATACATGGTGAAGGTGGAAAGGCCTGCGCCGCCGGTGATCTGCGGTAAAAAGACTTTTTGACCATCGCTCCAGCCGTGGGCGGTGACGGTGAGGACATCGGTGCTGGCGACACCCGTGGCGCGTTTGGCGGCGAGGGGATCGGCGATCACGAAGGAATCCGCGTCGATGCGAGCGAGCAGGTAGTTCTTCGCTTTCGTCACGCCACCGAAGCCGCTGCTGTAGTCAACTTGCACCAGTCGCCCACCGGTGAGGCCGTGGGCGGTTTTGCTCCACACATCCGTGCTGGCGGTGGCGGAGACGCCGGTGATGGCGGTATCCGTGATCTGCGCGCCTTTGAGGAACTGCGACGCATTCGGCGTGCTGGTGTAAAAGCGGCGCGCAATGGTGTCCCAGCCTTCCTGCGGCAGGTCCTCGCCGTGATCGAGCATCTTGGAGGTCACGCCATCGGGCAGGCCTTCGGCGGTCACGGGGATGATCCACACGCTGCCGTCTTGCTGGGCCTCGCGCTCGATGATGCGCATGCCAGGGTAGCCATCCGGCGCGGAGCCGAGCGGATAATCCGTTTCGTCATCGGTGACAAAGCTGCATTGCAGCACATCCGGCCCGCCAGAGGACTGGCGCAGCGCGCGGCCTGCGCGGCGGAAGCCGGGCTCGCCGTGGGTGAGGATGGCGGAGAGGACGGGATTGGGTGGAGGCATGAAATTGAAGATTGGAAAAGGGAAATGGGAAATGGGAAATGCCGCATGTCAGTTCTTCGTGAGGGCGTCGGCCATGGCTTGCGGCAGCAGGGTGAGGATGCGGTTCACGGCTTCGTTGGCATCGATCGGGCGCGCGGGGGCGGGCTCGGTGGCGTTGCGGGCGTTTTGCGGGCCGATCTTATCCTGCGCGGCGCGCTGCTGGAGCTGGTCAAAGGCGGACGGGGTGCGCTGGAGCTTGTCGAAGGCGCTTTCGCTTTGCTGCAGCTTGTCGAAGGTGGAAGGACCGCGCTGGAGATCGTAGAAATCGCTGAGGCCGCCCATGCGGCGTTCGCTTTGCACGCCGCGGATGCGCGTGGCGCGACCACCGTTGTCGGCGCGCTCTTGCAGGTTTTGCATGCGGGTGGCGAGCGCGGTGGCCTCGGTGCGGTTGAGGCCGTTGTCGCGCATGAGGCGATCGCGGCGCTGCTCGATGGCGACTTCGCGCTCCGCATCTTCGATGGCACGTTTGCGGCCGGTGGCGCGGGCTTCGAGGATCTTGAATTCCTGCGCGGTGCTCATCACCGCCTGTTTGCGCTGCTCATTGGCGCGCGCGGCTTCATCGGCCTCGCGTTTGGCGGTTTGGGCGGCGCGCTCCGCTTCCTGCGTGGCGCGGCTCTTGAGCTGCGTGAGCTGCTGCTGGATGTCCAGGCGGCGGCCTTCGATGTCGAGCGCGGCGCGTTGATCGAGCGCGCCTTCGGCTTCTTTTTGGCGTTCCTCCGCGCGGATGGCGGAAAGGCGGCTGTAGAGCTCGGTGATTTGCCCCTGGGTGTCCAGTTCCTCAAAGGCGAGCTTGGCGCGCTGCTCATCGAGCTGCTTTTGAGCGTCGAGGAGATCGCGCTTTTCTTCCGCGGCGGTGATGGTTTCCAGATCGGCCTTGATTTGGTCCTTCGCGTATTGCGGGACCGGCATGGCGTCGATTTTGGCGAGCTTCTGTTTCAGCACCATCTGGCGCTCGATGGCGTCCGCCGCTTCATCATCTCCCTGCGCGCGGAGCGCTGCGGCGCGGGCCTGCGCGGTGCTGGAGGCCAGCGCCTGCTCCACCATGTCGCCATAGATCATGCCCAGCTCACCCTGGAGCGCGGCGAGTTCGCGGGTTTTTTCCTCGGCGGACTTGTCGCCCATGAAAGTCTCACTGATGAGATTGAAAAGCTGGCCGCCGCTGGTGTAGAGTTTGGCCTGCTCCGCCTGGGCGGCGGTGATTTTTTGCGTGAGGGTATCGATGCTGCCACTCACGTTTTCGACATCGATGGTGGCGAGCGTGCGGGCCAGTGTGCCGCGATAGGCCTCCATATCGGCCATCATGGAGGCAAAGCTGGTCTTGCTGGCCTCTGCGCCCATGTAAAGCGCGCCACCGATCGCGGCGACTGCGCCTGCGACGGCTCCTGCGGGGCCAAAGGCGGAGAGCATCTGCGAGCCCTGCTGCGCGAAAATGATGCTGGCGCGCGTGCCGCTCTGCATTTGCACGGCGATGTCTTGCAGCTGCATGGAGACATTCCCCAGCCCTGCGCCTGCACCGCCGCGGCGACCAAATTTCTGCACGTTTTGATCGAGCCCGGAGAGTCGCTTTTCAACGCGGTCGATGCCGGTGAAAACGGCGGGGGCGGAGAATCCAAGTTCGACAACGGCGCTCATGATGGAAGTGAGCGGGGCGGGGTGTCAAAACGGCCCGCCGGAGGCGGGAATGACCTTAGTGACGGGATTGACCGGAGTGACAGTGAAGAAGGTGCGGCTGCATTCCTCATTCCGCATTCGTCATTCCCGCGCGGAGCGCGGGCTCCACATCTCCCGCAGTTTCTGCCACCATCGGCCGCGTTTGCTGAGCTGGGGATCGGGCCAGATCATGGCGTGGCCTTCGAGGATGGCGGCGGTGTGGAGGAGTCCGTGGGCTTCCACAAGCGGGAGGTGATGGAGGATGTAATCGCGGGCGGTGATGGGGCGGTGGAGGTGATCCACGCAGTGGCTGAAAAGACCGGGCGCGGCCCTTGCCACCTGCACGAGGAAGGCGTGCAGGCTCAAGGGCTGGGCTAGTTTCCCGCGTCTTCGCGTGGCGGTGTGGCGGCGGGGCGGAGGATGGCGCGGGTGGTTTCCGCGTCTTCGATGACGAGATCCACCACGCGCAGGATCTCCAGCAGATCGGCCTCGCTGGCGGCAGCGAGCTCGGCATCGCTCCACGCATCGATCACGCTGCGGAGATCGGCGGCGTCCGGGTGCGCGTTCCATTCGGCGGGCTGATGGGTCATGAGCCAGAGGGCCAGCACGGCATTGCGCAGGCGCGGGGTGCTGCGACCGCCCAGAGCGCGAAGCAGATCAGCGGTGGCGTGCTCGTGCTCGGCGGTGCCTTCCGCGCAGGCGGCACGGCGATCCATAGCGGCCTGCTGCGCGGGCGTGAGTGGCGCGGCTTTGAGGCGGATGAATTCAAACACGGATTCGCGGCTGAAGGTCCACAGCAGCGGCTTGCCGCGCCATTGGCGCGTGATGCGGGCGGCTTCCTCGCGCCGGGCATCGGCGGCGGGGGTGGGGTCGAAGGTGTCGTCGGTGAGCATGGGTTTGGGTTCGTTGTTCACGCTTCAGCGTGGGATTGAGGTTTGGGACGGGAGTGACGGGAGTGACAGGATTGACGGGGATTCACCGCGGGACGCGGAAGAATTGGCGGACTTCGTTTTCCAGCTCGGGGCTGGGGTTTTCGGGGATCAGGGCGCGGCGGGAGCTGTAGGGGTCCTTGGCGAGGATGCGGCGCGTTTTGACCTCGGCGAGGAGCTGCGCATACGCGCGCGTGGCGTTGTAGGCATGCACCACGGGGTGCGCCGGATGCGTGAGGCCGAGCTGGAGCGCGTGGGGATGCGGCTCGGTGCCGCGACGATGGAAGTGCTGGGCAACGGTGAGGCCCTGCGAAGGCGCGAAGAAGTGAAACGCATCTGGAAACTCGATGCGGCGGCGCGGAGGCGCGCCCTCAAAGCCGGTGGCAGGGATGCCTGCGATGCTCACTGCGGCGGCGAGGGGCAGATCAGCGGTGCGGTGCAAGCGGGGGCTGGTGAGCATCTCATGCCACTCTGCGCCGGGCTGGTAGCGATAAAGGCCCTGCTCTTGAATTAGCCTGTGTGATTGCCCACGCATCATAAGGTGCAGCGCATCCATGTTGGCACACGCAGCGAGGCCGCAGAGCAGCGGGTGCAGGGGATCGGTCTTCGCCAAGGCTCCGTCAATGAAGAGCTGGTGCAGGTGACGACTGAAAAGCGTGGGCGTGCGGCTGAGTGTTTGATCCGCGATGTGAAAGCGGATGCTGGGCGTGCGGTTCTTTTCGCAGATGATGGTTTCGCGCGTTTCAATGGCGAAACCGATGCCGGCATACGCCGCGGCGGTTTTGGTGTCGGTGGTGGACCAGGTGGACATGGAAGAATCGAAGTGATGGCCCGCGGGTGTCAAAAACCGGAGCACGCTGCTGCGAAGCCGCGAAGCGAACCGTTAACAACAAACACGAAAAAGCCCGGTGCTCGTGAGAGACACCGGGCTGAGAACAACACACTGGAACGATTACGGAGCCGCGAGGGCGGCGGCGGATTTGACGAAGGGACGCACGGTGCCAGGGACGGTGCCGGAGAGGCCTTCATCATTGCTGGTGCGTTTCGGATTGCCCGCGATGACTGCCATGTCTGCGGTGACGACGAAGCCGAGGATGTCACGGCCTTCGGCGACGTTGACGAGATCGGTGAGAGCTTGACCGGGATGCACGTTGCCGAGGCCCCAGCATTCGCCGAGGGCATTGAGGCGCGGGCGCAGGTTCAGCTCAAAGGTGAGGCGCGGATCGCGATACTCGGCATACACGACGGCATGGGTGTCGCCTTTGTGCAGGACTTCATCGCGCTCGCCCGTCCAGGTGCAATCGAGGATGAGGGCACCTTCCTCATCGGCGTGGACATCGGCGGGCTTCACGCCGTGGGAGATGATGGGTTCAACGTGGGGATCAGCAGGCATGAGCGGAGAAAGGTGAGGGGTTCAGCGTGGAGGGGGTTTGAATCAGCCGCGATTACGAGCCTGATGCGGCGGCGGTGAACTGGAGTCCGCGCGCCTTGAACAGGATGCACTTCGTGGTGCTTTTCGCGACGATGAACGGCTTTGGGTGCATGCCACTGGCGATGTCGGCCGTGGGAGCGATGCCGCCTGCGGTGCCGCTGAGCACATAGACCGGAGCCACCATGGACAGCGTGGCACCGAGCGTAAGGTCATCGTCTTCATAAACCACGGCGAGCACTTGATCGACTGCGGCGGTGTGTGCGGCGAGTCCTTCGACTTCGGTGGTGCCGGTGCCATTGGCATCGGCGAGCTGCCATTTGCCATTGCCATCGAGATAGACGGCCTGCCCGGCGGTGATGGCGACGCCCGCGACGGCGTGTTTGAATTTGGCGCGCGCGCCGGTTTTGAAGGACGCGGCGGTGACGGTTAGATCAGCGGCGTGGGAGCCGATGGCAAGCGCAAGGGAAACGACGAGGGCGAAGAGGCGGAGGAGGTGCTTCATGGGTGGAGTGATGGAGTGGTGGAGTGCTGGAGGTGTCAAAGTGGCTTGTGAGTCTTCCTCCTCCTCTTACTCTTACTCCTCCTCCCCCCCCCTGCACTGGAGGAAGAGTAGGAGGAGGAGGCGGAGGCGGATTGTCTGGCTACCTCGGCAGGGTGACGTGGAAGGTGATGGCGATGCTGCTTTCGGTGGCTCCGGTGTCTTCGCGGCGGATGTTTTGCGGGGCGGGATAGCTGATGGCGTCGAGGTGGTAGCCGTTGCGCAGCGTGACGGCGGTGGCGGCGTAGTATTCGTAGAACGCGGACTGGTTGCGCAGGCGGGCCAGGGCGGCGTCGAGATAGACATCCGTGGTGCTGCGATCTGATTGGCTGTGCAGGGTGACGAGGCACTGGATCTGCCGCGTGCGGCCCTCGCCCTGCTCATCGGCGGTGATGACGAGCGCGGGATCGGGCTTGTCCGCGCCGCTGTCCATTTTGAGCACAGGGCAGACATCGACGGCGGGCATGCCATCGGCGCGGGCGGCGGTGGAGTTCAGGTAGCCATCGAGGAGGGTGACGAAGGTGGTGTCGAGCATGATAAATGAGGGGAGGTGTCAGAGCTTGAGGCTGCGCAGGTAGCCGCGGAGGGCGTGTGGGGCCTCGCGCTGCATGACGCCGAGACGGAAGCGACCGGCGGCGGTGAATAAACGCTGCATGGCGCGCGAGGTATCGCCCGCCTTAAACTCCAGACGGACGCGCATGCCGGCGTTTTGGGTGAGGGTGGTCATGCGCGAGCTAGCGAAGCTGCGGCTGTGTCGCCGCACCCATCCAGGCACGCCGGACAGGGCTCCAAACCGGCCGTCATAGGCCAGCACCAATGAGGCGGCTGCCATGCCGACGTTTTTTTGTTTCCGCTTCAGCCAGGCGCGCAGGTAGCGCGGATCTTGAATGAAGGCGCTGGGCTTGTCTCCGCGCACGCGTCCATTTGGCCCACGTCGGCGCTGGTGCTCCGCGCCTTCATCGCGGGTGAAGTCGATCAGCTCGGGCAGGCTCAGCCGGCGTGCGAGCGCATTGGCGGCGACGAAGTCTTTGCGCTTGATGGCTGTCCAGTATCCCGCGGCGGCTTGGCGATTCTTTGCCTTCATCATGGCGTAGATGTGGCTGGCGGTGCCATAGACGCGGCTTACATCCCGCACGATGGCGGCTTCGCCTTGCTGGCGAGCGGCGGGGCCAAAAATGCCGCGATCTAAGCTCGCTGGCGGCACGATTTGCACCAGTCCTTTGTTTTTCCCGCTGCTGCTGATGAGCGCGCGGGTGTGTTTTTTGATCAGGTCATCACCCACCTTCTTCACCTGCGCCGGGGTGGCGCGGAGCTTGCGGATCAGCTTGTCCATGCCTTTGACCTGGGCGAGCGCGCTCATGCTTTACGAGGGGGAGGGCAGTTTGCGCTCGGCCTTGATGAGCCAGGCGACATCGGCGTCGTTTTGACCGGCGACATCGTCCACTTGGTAATCGACGCCAGCATAACTAAGCACGCTGCGCTTCGCAGGCGCGGTGCGTAGGATACTTTTCAGCACGGTGGCGGTGAGCGGCTGCACGCGCTGCCAGAGGCCCGTGGCGGTGTCCATGCGATGCTGCACGGCCCCGAGGATGACAGCGGCGGTCATTGTGGCGCTGCCGATGGTGATGCGTTTCCCGTGGTGGGCCTCAGCATGGCGCTGATGGCGGAGGGCGGCATCTCGGACGGCGGAGGGGGACATGGAGAAGAGGAGACTTGGAGACTGAGAGACTGGTCAGAAAAAACCCGCCGCGCCCCCAACCATGAAGTGCGCGACGGGTTATCTCTGAGCAACCAGACAACATCGAGGGCACGATGCTGATGGTGATTTCACGGTGTCAAACCTCCGGCGCGAGCGTGGTGCGGGCGTCGTGGCGGTAGGTGTGCAGGATACCATCGATGTGATGCGCGCGCGTGACATGCTGCCGCGCCTGCGCCACCCAGGCGGCGTCTTCGCCGTAGTTGGTATCTAGGAACTGGCAGTGGCGGATTTTCGTGCGCCGCCAAGCGCAGACGTGCCAGGGGCCACGCGTGATGCGCTGGTCATCCGGGCCGTCGAGGATGAGCTTGTCATCTTTGGCCCCGAGCTGGAAATGCACGGTGAAGGGCTTGCCGTTGTAGATGGCAGCCTGGTCAAAGGTGATGACATCGGCCTCCGGGTGCTCGATGATGGCCTCAATCAGACGCGTGACGTAGTCCTCGCTGACATCATCGTCATCGTCCACGAAAGCAATGAAGTCGCCGCGGGCGGAATTGAGCAGCGCTTGGCGTTTCATGCCGATGCTGCGGGCGCGGTTGTCGTAGAGCACGAGGTGCTCGATGTGTTGAGATCCACGCTGGCTGATGATTTTACCATGAAGATGGCTGCCTTGCACGACGCGGTTCCAGCAGGCGGGTGTGAGGATGGAAAGGAGGGGAGGTTTCATGCGGTGCGGGGTTTGATGCCGGTGAGTTCTTCGAAGATGGCAGCGCCTTCGGCGTAGCGTTCGGGGCTATTGTGGATGGCATAGACTTCGTCCCAGCCTTTGCCCTCGTTAAAGAAGGGATGGTGGTGCTCGATGACGATGTGATTGGCGTCGATGACGATGCCGTCTTTGTAGGCAGACCAGGAGTGGAAATCGTCGCTGAAGACGGACTTGAATCGGGGATGGAGGAAGAATCCTTGCTGCTGGTAGCGGGCGCGGTTGATGACGGCGATGCAGAGCAAATCATCGGTGCGGTGCCCGTCGCTGACTTTGAGGGCAGCGGGATCGGCATACTTGGCGGCGAAGGCTTGCTCGATCATCACATCCCAGCCCATCGGCGGCTCAAAGTCGTCGTTGATCTGGATGAGGATTTCTCCACACGAGGCGGCGGCGGCGAGATTCCACGCGCCGACGCTGGCACCATTGCCGGTCTGGATGACGTGGCGATAGACGGCGAGCGGCATGCTTTGCTCGTCGTTGAAGTCGAAGGCGAAGAGGTGCTCGACGCGGTCGGGATGCGTGGCGCGATTCAACCACTGGCGGCGGGCATCGGCGGCGATCTTTGGACGGCCGCGCGTGGCATGGAGGAGGCTGATGACGGGATGGCGCTGGGCCTTCAAGTGATTGATTTCGCGCACATCAGCTTCCTTGAAGCGACCATTGGCACGAAGGGCCATGCCATGGAGCTGCACGCCCAGGTAGCCGTAGTATTTGCCGCGGCGGTTCCAGATGTATTCCGGCGGATCGCTGAGTCCGCCCATGGCCTCGGCATACGCGAGGGCGGCGCGGGGATCGCCGAGGCGCAGCTTGCAGTTCACCATCTCGCCAAAGGCCTCGCGGCGATAGGGCGCGGCATTGAGGGCTTGCAGCAGGTATTGCTCCTGCGCACGCACGTTGGTGGAGACCTGAGCGATGTTGATGAGTAGCTCGTAGCCTTCATCGGGGCCGAGATCGGGGTGCTTCAGTGCCTGCTGGGCGATCTGCACGCCTTCTTCGATGCGGCCGACAAAGCGCATGGACTGCCACAGGTGGAAGAGGTGGGAGAGAGTGCGCTCGGTCTCGGGGATGCTTTCGAGTATTCGTAGATTTCGCTCGTTGTTTGGCGTGCGGTCTTTGTGCGTGGCGTGATGCCAAACGGGCGATTCCTGAACAATGACGCGAGGCGCTTCCATGTTCACCTTGAAGCTCTCATGGATGGGTGAGATCCAAGTGCCGGTATCGCGGCGCAGGATGCGCTCACGCAGCACGCAGAGCTGGTCCTCGGGCACGACGTAGGGCAGGGTGACGACATCCGGCCGCTCGGTGGCGATGCGTTTGCGCAAAGCCTGCCATTCCTCCATGGTGCCGCCATAGACATCATCGGTGTCCGCCCAGGCGATGTAGTCACCATCGGCGAGCTTGAAGGCGAGATTGCGAGCGGCGGCGAAGTCGTCGACATGAGGCCAGTCGGCATGCTCGGGCTGGTTGTGATACTCGGCGGTGATGCAGCCACGGCTGCGGGCGATGTCGAGGCTGGCATCGGGCTCTTGATTGCCGATGGCTCGCACGACGATGATTTGATCGAAGAGCGGCGAGAAGGAGTCGAGGAAGCGAGGCATCCAGTGCTCCACATTTCCGGCGATGATGGCGAGGCTGATTTTCATGTGACGTAGAAACAAAAAACCCGCGCCGGTGGTGCTCCGAACGCGGGCGGGATTACTCCCAGATTGTAACCGCCCGCTGCGAGCACCAATCGCAGCGAGCGGGAGTGAGGAGCCGATTACGAGGTCGGCGTGGTGAAGAGCTTGACGGCACCGGTGACGGCGGCGGAATAGCCGAAGAGCACGTGGGTGTTGATGAACCACTTGCCCGCGGCGCGGTTCCAGTGGCGGGTGTAGAGCATGCTGATGCCGCTGTCGGGATCGACATACTGCTCGAAGGCGGAATACTCTTCCGAGGGCAGGTAGTTGCCGAGGTTGCGCATAGCAACCGCGATGCCTTCCTTGCCAGCGCAAAAGCCAATGAGGCTGATGCTGTTCGTGGGCAGGACATCGCTGGAATAGATGTCAAGGCCCATGAGACGGCCGAGCATGCCCTCCTTGATCGCCATGTTGTCACCGCGATTGAGTGCGAGGGTGATCTTGTCATCACCGAGCATGGCGGCCTCCACGTCCATGTTCACGACGAGGGATTTAGGGCCACGGATGCCCGCCTGAAGCATCGCCTTGCGAATGGCGATGAGCTGCGTGCGGCTGTAGTTGGCGGAGGCAGTGGTAAGGACAGCCGCGCCGAAGTTCGTGGTGGTGAGGACGCTGAACACGTCCTGAAGGAGCTTGTTCGCGGTGGCGTTGGCGAGCTGAGCGCCAAACTGCTCCAGACGGCTGGCATTGCTGCTGTCGGCGAGCTGCTGCGGCGTCACGTCGATGGGCGTGATGTAGCGTTTGTCCACATTCACCGTGATGGCGGAGATGGTGCCGCCAGTGCCTTCATAGGCGGACGCACCCTGCACGAAGGAGGTGGAGGTGACATTGCCGAAGAGCGGCACCACGACGGCAGCGCCAGGCGTGGCGACTTCCGAGGAGATGTCGGTGGAGAAGACATTCAGCGGCAGCAGAATGTCCACGAGCTGCTGGAAAACAGTCTGGCCGAAGAGGGTATCGTTGAACGTATTCATTTAGATGGAGATGCGGGGTGGTGTGAGGGTGAGGGTGTCAATCAGGCAGCGGACTGGTTGAAATAGGCAGATGGCTTTTTGAGCTCGCCCTTGTGCTTGTTATAGAAGCGGGTGCGCTCGGCGGGATCGGTGATGGCGGCGTATTGCTCCTGCACGTTCTTGACCGTGCTCACAGCGGCAGCCGTGACAGGCGCATTGCCACCGGCGGCACCAGCTGCGCCATTGGCGAGGAGAGCGGTGATTTTGGCGAGCTCGGCTTTGAGGGCGGTGATCTCGGCTTTGTCGTCCTTGGTGGCGTCGGTGATGCGCGCGGTGAAGGCGGCTTTCACATCGGCGTCTTCGAAGTCGATGACGACGTTTTTGGCGGCGGGTTTGTGCGCCTTGAAGGCCTCAACGGCCTGGTCTTCGGTGCAGTTTTCCGGCAGTTGGATGCCGAGGGCGGAGGCGAGAGCGATGATGGCTTTCATGTGTTCAGTTGTGGAGGTGAGGGCCGTGATGGGCGCAACGGGCGGCGGGGTGTCAAAGAGGGCGCGGGGCGCATGGCGCAGCGCGGCGGTGATGCGGGCGGTCTTGAAGGCGGAGGCGCTGAGCGCGACTTCATCGGTGGTGGCATCGGCGAAGCCGTGCTCCACCGCTTCTTCGCCGGTGAGCCAGGTCTCGGCGTCCATCATGTCCATGATGTCCTCGTCGGTTTTTTTGGTGCGGTCGCGGTAGGCGGCGACGAGGCTGCTCTTGATCTTGTCGAGCAGGTCAGCGAGCTGGCGCATGTCCGCCGCATCTCCCATGGCGAAGCCGCTGGGGTTGTGGATCATGAGGAAGGCATTGCGCGGCATCTCAATCCGCGTGCCTGCCATGGCGATGACGGAGGCCATCGAGGCGGCGAGGCCTTCAATGCGCACGGTGACATTGCCGCGAGCCTTTAGCGCGTGGTAGATGGCAAGACCGTCAAAAACCTCACCGCCGGGCGAGTGGAGTGAAAGATGGATCGGAGTCGCTGCCGCGATGCTGCGGAGCTGGGCGAGGAAGTCTTTGGCACTGACGCCCCAGGCTCCAATCTCGTCGTGGATGGAGATTTCAGCGGCGGGGGCATCGGCGGCATTGGTGATTGTGAACCAAGTCTTAGAGCGGGACATGCTCGCCGCGAGGTGTCAAAGGACGTGGAAGTGAAGACAAAAAGATGACAGACAAAAACATGCTGATTTTTTTGTCTGTCATTTTTTTGTCTATGCATCAATCGCCGCGATGTCGGCGGCGAGAGTTTCGGGGCTGAGGGTGTTGAGCGTGCCCGCGGCGGCTTGGAGGGTCTTGAGTCCCATGCCGATGGAGATGGCGATGGAGGCGGGGATTTCGACCTGGTCGATGGGGATGCGTTTGGCCTGCGAGATGGCAAAGCGGATGCTGTTGAGCTTTTGATCAATGGCGGCGTGGCGGACGGCTTCGCCATCCATGCCGGTGCGGCGCTCGATGAAATCATCGGGAGTGATGAGGTTTTCGCCGAGGTTTTCGAGGTCGGCTTTGTTGTCGCGGCCGGCATCAACGGTGGGGTCGGGATCGGTGACGAAGTCAATCTGATTCCAATCTTCAACGGTGGCGTAGGCGTAGAGCGGGCCGCCGGGCTGCATGGCGGTGCCGATGACTTTTTCCCAGAGCCATTCGAGGAAGGGATACAAACGGGCGCGCAGTCCCTCATGGGCGCGGGCGACTTGCTGAAGCAATCCGCGATATTCAACACCGCCGACTTTGCCGCGGGTGAAGATCCACTCAGGCGGATACTTCAGCTCGAAGAGGAAGGGGTGGATGAGATCGGCGAGGATGTCGCGGAAGGGGATGCCTTCGGAGGGGTTGTTGAAGAAATTGAAGGATTCGTTGTCGCTGAGAGGCAGGAAAACGGCTCCTTCGGCGACTTCGACGAAGCGGCGGCCGGTATCGGCGGCGGGGGTGCCGCTCTGCTCGGCGACGGCGATCTGCTGCATGGCATTGAGCATTTTGCCGTCTCGCGTGGTGGTGGCTCCGAGGAGGGAGGCGCGGACTTTGGCGGAGTGCTTGCGGAGGGCTTTGAGATCGAGGGAATCAAGGAGATCGCGGCCGCTGGCAAAGATGATGGGATCGCCGTGGTATTGATGAATCCGCGTGGGGTCTTTGAGGTGGAAGATGTTCCGGTGCCCCATGGCATTGACGGCGGGGATGTCGGTGAATTTTTTGGAGGGCGTGTAGCCGGTGGCATCCGCGTCTTGATTGAGGCGGAGAAGCTGGAGCTGATCGAGGCCGTTGTATTGGAGGCCATCGAACCAGCGGAGGGTGCGGGCGGCGTTGGACGGCACATCGCCATTGGTGAGCTGGTCACGGCTGACGAGCTGAATTTGAAAGGCTCGCTTGCTGCGGTCATTCAGGCTCCAAGATGCGCCGCCGGGCTCATAGACGGGGAGGATGAAGAGCTCGCCATCGCCCAGCATGGCGGAGAGGAGCATGGGCTGGATGGCAAAGAGATTGTGCTCCTTGCGGATGTCGATCGCAGGGGATTCGGCCCACTTCTTGAAAAGGGCGGTGGCTTCGCGGCGGAAGTCGGCGTTTTGCGAGATCGACTTGCAGCCGATGCCTTTGCCGACGGCCTCGCGCGGAAGCTGCTGGATGCCGTAGCGCACCTGCGGAATGCCTTCTTCGCTTTGCAGGAATCGGGAGATTTGCACGAGGTCCTTGCTGCGCTGCATGCGCTCGACGCTTTTGAGGCTCCATGGGGTGTAGCGCGGGGTGCTGCGGTAGCTGCCGGGCGTGGTGGAGGTGGCGACGTTGGTGATGCCGTGAGGGCTGTTGACGATGCCCGTGGTGCCAGAAATGGCGGGCGTGCGGGGCGACTTGGAGGAGCGTTTTGCCATGGCGAGGAGAGTGGAGGGCGATGGGATCAGCCAAGGAGGGCGGCGGGTTCACGGCCAGGGGCGAAGCGGAAGCCGAAGGGTCGGCGCTCGGAATTGTCCACGAGGCCCGCGATTTTGGCCTCGACGGCTTCAATGGCGGCCTGGACGGCCTGACGGCGCTGCTCGGGTGAGGAATCGCGGAATTGCGCGGAGTGGGAGGAGCCTTCAAAGGCATGGGCGGTGATCTCGGCACCGCTGCGATCTTCCGCGAGGAGTAGGTATTGATCGGTGAGCCATTGGAGCTGCGCGGCGTTGTCGCCCGGATGCAGGATGCGGGCGTGGAAACGATAGTCGGAGGTGAGGTCTGCGATGGATACGGCCGCCATGCGGGCGGGCGGGTGTCAAAGGCCCGGCGGTGGACCGCCATGACGGGATTGACCGGAGTGACAGCGGCGAACTGGCGCTGGATCCGACAGACACGCCAAGGCTCGCTAGTTGCCGAGCTGGAGGTTCCCCCAATACCATATTGCGGAGCCGGGATCTGCTTCGATGCCTTCACCGTGGATGGCGGGGTCGTATTCCACGCGGCAGCACAGGCCAGCGGATTGCGCGAGAGGCAGTATGTCCTCGCTGATTTCCTCACCGCAGAAGTCGCCGCCTTGGTTGGTGATGTATTTCCACATCGCCTCTCCGAATCGGGCATATCTGGGGTCGGCAGGCGGTGGCGTGTAGTGCGGGCATCGCGGGTGATGACGGCTCATCATGTCGCGCCCATCGCGGCACCAGTCGCGGCACTCGCAAGGGGGAACAAGGCGCGGCAGATCAACCGCCGGGACGTTTGTAGTTTGGACGGTTTCCGCCGCCTCTGGGTCTTGTAGTGTGTTCATAGATTTTTGGTGCCGGAGTCCGGCGGTGTCTGCGCTGTGGCGTTAGCTGGCTCAGAAGGCGTTTCGGCCTTCGGTGTTTTCCGAGGCCGCCCGCCCTTTGCGCCGTTTGCTTTTGCAGCGGCGCTTTTTGCCTTCGAGCGTTGGCTCCCCATGAGGGAGCCGACGTTGATCTTGTGTCCGCAGTGGGGGCAGTTCATTTTATTACCTCCCAAACTTTTGAGCGACACACCCAGCCTCCTGTTTCGCGAATGACACTGCGGCGCTTGAGGACGGTAAAAGCATTTTGGAGCTGGCGTTGGGTGAAGTGTGGCATTGCCGCTAAGGCTGCGTCAGAGAGGAATGGTGCATCTTGCTTTGTCACCCAGTCCTTTAGCGCGGCTGTTGCCCCTGTTCTTGGCACACGTCTGTGATTTGGGTTAGCGTATTTTGCTTTCTGCCCACGCCAGCGACCCGATTTGATATTACTCATTTTCAGCGGCCTCCCGTTCTGCGATTTCAGTTTCGAGTGTGGCGACGAGATCAGCGGCGGTCCATTCCCACTGGCGGTGGGCATTTGCCCATGAGTTAGCGGATTCTTCCGTGATGGCGCGGACGGCATCACCTTCCGTGGTGTTTACTTCCCCAAAACCGGGAAGGCTGATTGCGTGGTTGGCGGGAAGGCCGCGGAGATAATTGAAGGCGGATTCAGCAGAGGTGAGGTCGATGTTTTTCATGATGTTTGGTGAGTTGAGTTTTCCGTTGACCCCGTTTCTATAAACCCAACTGTTAGGTTTTGCAAATGAAGATTTAATTTATTTTCATCACCCTCGCGCTGCCGCGTTTTCAAAGCTCCAGACCAGCCAGCTAACCAGCGGCTGGAGGATCAACCTCGCTAAGGCTCGGTGCCTCAGTCTTGTTGTTCAAAGCATGCCGCCAGCACGGAGGAGCTGGTAGTCAATGCAGGTGTATTTGGAGCAGTCGCCGAAGTGGTCGTGGGGGACGCGTTGCCATTCGCCGTCGGCGTCGCGTTTTTGGCCCGTGTGTCCGAGTTTGAGTTCCGGGTCGGCATCGACGGGGAGGTGGAAGGCTCCGTCGATGCGCTTCATCATGCGATTGGCGTAGAGCATGTTTTTCACCTCGCGGTCATTGAAGACGAGGAGGGACATCTGCGGACGCGTGGCGACGCGGGTTTCGTGGAGTTGTCCATGTTTGGCATCGGAGCCTTTGACAGGGATGAAAAAGCCTTTCGACGCGGCGCACACGTCGAGCTGATCGTCCTGCTGCCACCCGGTGTCGAGGTAGCCGCGGACGGGGAAGATTTTTTCGCCAGTGCCTTCAACGATGATGTGGCGGGCTTTGAGGAAGTCGGTGGCGAGGAGGTCTTTCGATGAGACGACGGTGCCCCAGTCGCAAACCCAAACGCCGCCGTCGTGGGCGAGGGCGGTGAGTTCCCAGTGCGTGGTGGCTTCACCGGGATCGGCATTGAGGAGGAGGCGGAGGGGCTTGAATGGCAGCGTGCCGCGTCGATACAAGGGGCGTCCGTTTTTGCCGTCGGCGATGGCTTTGACCACGTCGTCCATTCTGAGGTTGACGTTGAACTCGGTCCACGGGCGAGCCAGGCGGCTGTTGTGATAGTCCTGCAAGCCGAACATGTCCTTGAGTGAGTCGAGGAAGTCCCAGGCCATGGTGCCGAAGCTCTTGGTGGGCGAGTAAAACGAGGGCAGAATGAAGGTGCGGCGGTTTTTGGCGGCGAGTAAGTTGTGGCGTTTTTCAAGACAGCCTTCGACCATGGCTTGCTTGTGCAGCTCGGTGATCTCGCAGCCGTTGTGGGGGCAGAGGTAGCGGACGGATTCGCGCACGCGGGTCTCGTCCCACTGGCCGGAGGCTTCACGAGCGGACTTGTCCCAGGTGAGCGATTGATAGTCGCTGGGCAGCGTGAGGCCGAGGTGGGTGTTGTAGTCTTCGACATCCTCGGGGCGGCCGATGAAGTCGAGATAGAACCAGCCGTGGCAGTGCGGGCACTCGGTGTAAAAATGGGTCTGGTCTCCGGCGAGGATGTATTTCCAGAAGGGGTGCGTGGGGCTGTTCGGCGTGCTGGAGTAGTAGTGGAATTCGAGGGCACCGAAGCCGTCGGTGCGTTTGGCTATGAGGTGGAAAGGATGCGCCTCAGGGGCTTGGTCGCTTTCGCTTTGGATGAGCTTCGAGGCTTCGTCGCAAAGGGTGATGCCGTAGGAGCCACCAGAGAGGGCACCGGGGGAGTTGCCGCCGACGAAGTTGACCATGCCGCCGGAGAGGTCCATGGACATGGAGCGATAGCGGTCGGAGTTGGCAGGCTTGCAGGCGGCGAGGATGGGGTTCTCGTCGATGAGCACCTGCATCCGCTTTTCGCTCAGCTCGGTCTTGGTCCAGTCGCGTGAGCTGCCGATCATGAGGATGGGCATGGGGGCGTTCACCAGGCGATACGCGGCCCCGAGCGTGAGCATGGTCGTTTTTGCGATCTGCACCCCGGCGGAGACGCCGCATTCGTTGATGCCGACCTCGGGGTTGAAACATTCGAGGATGGGCCGCTGAAACGGGCGCGAGGCGGTGCGAAAGGGACCGGCGGAGTTCGGGGCCATTTTGCGGGGGAGGATGATGTTTTCCTCCAACCATGGCACGACGGCTTTTCGTCGCTGGGTGCGGAACATGCCGAGGACTTCGCTTTGCACGGCGGCGGCGCGGCGCTGCTGCGGGGTGGGATTCATAGAGCAAGCTCCGCGAGCACGTTTTCGAGCGCGGGGTTGAATTCTTCCTCGCGCCACTGCGAGATCGCCCGCATGGCGTGCTGGGGGTTGTCGGGATTCGCCCGCTGAGCGATGCGGCCCTCAAATGACGCGAAGAGCGAAACGAATTTCATGAGTGCCGCTTTGGCGTCCTGCCAGGCGGACATGGGCTGCAGCCGTCCGCTTTCCAGCTCGGCCTGGACGCGACGCTGCCGGGCGAGGTGGTAGCTTTTGAGGGAGTCGGCGGCGATTTTTACGAATCCTATGGCAGCCATCGGATCACCGCGATCCAGTGCGACCTGCCGCTGCGCATTGGCAGCCACCATGCCCGCCCAGGCCTGGCACTCGGCATATTCCTCGGGCGTCCACTGATTTTGCGGCTTTTCCATCGCAGGCGGAGCCACATGCACCAGCCGATCCCCCGGCGGCGTCTGCCCGCCCATCACGGCGACCAGTGCGCGTTTTTGTTCTTCACTCGGGTCAGAGACTTCCAATGCCTTTGCCCCCTGCGTCGCCAAAAACGCCACATAGTCCGGGTGCCGGTTTTTGGCATGAAGCTGCGCCGTGCGAAGGGCCACCCCCTTCGCAGCCATGTAGAGCTTCACCAGCCCCGATTCTGCATGCGACCGCGCCATGGTGCGCTTTCTGTGTCAAAGCGCATCAAATCCGCGCAAAACGCAATCCTTGCGCCTAAACCATGCGCAAACACGTTTGCGCACCCGCTCGCTCAAAAGCGTGGAGACGTTAAACC